GCTCCAGGTTGCTGTTGTTGCCCTGGTGCTCCAGGTTGCTGTTGTTGCCCTGGTGCTCCAGGTTGCTGTTGTTGCCCTGGTGCTCCAGGTTGCTGTTGTGGTCCTTTCTGAGGAGCAGATGCTGTAGCGGGTTTTTGTTGTGGTCCTTTCTGAGGAGCAGATGCTGTAGCGGGTTTTTGTTGTGGTCCTTGCTGAGGAGCAGATGCTGTAGCGGGTTTTTGTTGTGGTCCTTGCTGAGGAGCAGATGCTGTAGCGGGTTGTTGTTTTTGCTCCTTGGTTTTCTTTTTTCTTTTTTTTTTTTTTTGTTTCTTTTCACCACCACCTTGTTGTTCAAAACATTGTGAGTAAATGTCGTTACCTTCAAGTTCCGCTAATTCTTCAGGTTCTGTGAATAAACTACTAGTATCAAATAATAACAAAAATTTTATGATGAATTCTAATACCTCTAAAAAAGTAACATTCTCACGCTCGAAAATACTCAAACCCATTTAATATAAGATAACATTATTTTCTAATAATATGATATATGTACGCCTATAGTTTATTAACTTTCGTTTTAGTATTACTCTTTGGTTTCATGCCTAAATTATCAAACAAAAATAAGATGCGTGTCAAAATGCTTACATCTGGAGTATTAAATCAAATTATATTGCTCTCTATAATAGTTTTACTAATGTATGAAAATATTACACTTGGATTATCTGTTTTACTAGTGTTTGTATCCGCAGTTGGATTAAAAGTAGATAAAGAAGTCTTGGTCGAATATTTTTCTAGTAATTAATTATAATGGATTACATACTCACACTCAACAATAGCAAGTTTGTAGCAGGAATAACAATGTTAATTGTTAATTTAGGTTCTAAGTATCTAGCAAATGAATTAAGTGATTCTCAGGAAGCTTTATTCACCCACACAGTAATCAGACGATTTGTATTGTTCACAGTAGTATTTATGGCAACACGTGACCTCTTGGTGTCTCTAGCATTAACTGCCGTATTTATAGTATTAGTTTCTGGACTTTTTAATGAAAACAGCAAATACTGTATTATAAAACCTAGTCCAAAAAAGAAAATAAATAAAAAGGCATATCAAGAAGCTAAAAAAATAGTTCAAAGATATGAATTACAACAATTAAACTTAAATTAATTAATAGGATTAGCTATGTTATATTTGTTCATTGTATTATAAGTTTTATTTGGCTCACGTTCAAAATCTGGTGGCATTTCCTTTCTTTTCTTATCAAAATAGGCACCATAATAGTTGCCTTCATCTAATTTATTAAATGTAAAGTAAAACACTCTGCGAGTATTATTACTAGTGTTTTTGCCACTTCTATGAGGAACAAACGAATTAAAAATCACTAAGTCACTTGGTCCTACTAATACAGGTTCCCAGTTGTAACTTGATACAAGGTCAGGAATAATACAACCATTATTATTTGGTAAAACACCCTTATCTGCCTCTCCAGCAACCATTTCAAGGCACCCATTTTCTATTGTGCATTCATCTGCAAATAATGCACAAGTGGTATAGTATGTAGGAGGAAAGTCACTATATGCTTCGAAGTCCTGATGTGGTTTGAATTCTCCACCACCAGGTAACTTCCAATTCAATTTATCTTTGAATAAAGTCATAGAAGTCTCTTCTAAACTGATTAATTCAGGCATAATCTTTGTTTTCAATAAATTCATAATTCTAGCTTCTTCACTAAAGAATTTCTCAATTCTAGCCAATATCCTTCCCTTACTAGTGTTTTCATAATATTTCATATAACGACCTTTAACATCTGGTAATTTGAAAAGATTATCAGCACTTTCAATTATTGCGTTACTTTCAAGGGGTGTAAAAAAATTACGCAACACAATGTAACCATCCCTTTTATAAGTTTCTGCATTATTAGACATATAGTATATTTAATAGTCCTAAAAAAAATTTAGGTATTTACAAAACAAATATATTATAAAAATTAGAGGTTAAGGTCTAATCCCCTTTTACTTCTGTTTGATAGGTTAATGTTTCTAGAAGCTTCAGCGTCACTATCACTGTAAGCGCTCTGGAGGTCAATGTCTAGTTTGCTTCCCGATTTTTGACCAATTTCACTTAAGATTTGGTCAATGTTTGGAGGACCACTCATTTCTTTTCTTGCTTGAGTAGACTGAGCCTGTGGTGGTCTAGCACCAGCAGGGTTTCTAGGCATTTGTCCTCTTGGGTCATTGTTTACACCAAGAACATCTCCCATTAAGTTACCAAATCCAGGTTCTGTTTGACCCATAGCATTTACTGATGCTTTAGCGAACTGATTCATTAAATCAGGGTTTTGCTTGAGAATATCTCCCATTCCTGGAAGACTACTCTTGAACATTGTGTTGGTTAAGTGAAACATAAATCCACTACCTCCAAGCATAAGAAGTAGTTTCAATTCAGGTGCCATTTGTGCCTTACCTTTGTATTTTTCGTGTAACTCTTCGAAAACATCATCATAGTCACCAACATTTTCGTGGACACTTTCACTCCAACCATCTAGTTTGAGGTCGAGTGGGTCAAATCTGTTGTTGAGGAACTCAATAGCAGTAATAAATGCTACAAGCATCTTACGCTGGAATTTAACACTACCTTCAACAGCCCTTCTATCACGAATGCGTTCAAGTTCGTCGCGCATTTCATTATAGTCAGATTCCATAGTGTAGTGTTTATCGAGGCGAACTCCTTTTGCCTTTAATCTATCAAGTTGTCTAAGCATTTCAGCTTTTTCACGACTTATTTCTTCTGCTGTTTTTGGTTTGGGTAACTCTGGTTCAAATCCCATTCCTGGGGACATTCTTCCAGCATTACTGGAAACATCATTGTTAATTGAAAACATGTTTATATCTGGACCATTGGCGCTAAATCCTGGACTTGGTGCTCTACCGGAGTCAAGATTAATAGTTTCTATACCTGGATTGAATGAGGCACTTGGTTCTGAACTCATTGTATTACTAGGTCCTCCTAGGTCATCTCCTAGTAATTTATCTAAATCTATTTCTTCAGCAACTGCTGATGTGCTAGGGGCACTTGGTCTGCTACTCAAGTTTGGACTACTTGGTGGTGATAAATCAATAGTTTTTGTTTCACCGCTAGTAAATGTGGGAGCACTAAAACTAGTGGTTTCAACTGGTGCTGATACACTACTCATCGAGACTTGCTTAACTGGTTCAGCACCACTCATTTTACTCTTGTTCATAAGTAACTCTAAACCAATAGATGTATCTTTCTGAACATTTACCTGTGGTGGACCACCGCCGAGTGGTTCAACTGACACATCAACATTTGTATGGGGAACGCTTTCTAAATCTAGGTTGATTTCTTCCATTAGTAATATTTATTAAAGAAACTTTATTCTTTAAATGGACGAACTATTGTATTTATTTTATAGTTAAAGAGTTATACTTGTTTCTCTATTATGTATTTAGGCTGGGATATTGGCATTAAAAATTTGGCATTTTGCCTTATGGACTATAGTAACAGTGAAAAGAAATTTAAAATAATTGATTGGGGCGTTATTAACCTATTAGATGAACATTCTAACAAAAAAATGTGTTGTTATATGAAAGATACTAATGATCCCTCTAGTAAATGCAACGTCTCCGCCAGTTACCAAACACTTTCAAGAGAAAATTTCTATTGTAAAAGATGTAGTAAAAAATTGCCAGCAGAAACTCAAGGATCTCTAGAGAACATTCCTGACAAGATTCCCTGTAAATTGTGTAAGAAAAATGCTACTAGGTATCATCCAGAAACTGAAACCCATTATTGTTTGAAACATTTAAATGAATGTGACATAGATATAAATGATACAGATGCCATTTCTCATTCTACGGCTACAAGGACTCCATTATACACCTTAGGAAAAGTTATATTTCGTAAATTAGACCAATATCCCAGTATATTATCGGCTAAATACATATGCTTAGAAAATCAACCTGCGCGGAAAAATCCTACAATGAAGAGTGTGCAAATGATGCTATATTCATATTTTATTGCTAAAGTAAATTCCGGTGAGATGAAAGTGCGGGATTTAGTAATGATGTCTGCTAAAAACAAATTAAAGGTATATAATGATGAATATGGCAAAATTCCTGATGAAGTATTATCAATGAAAAATAGATATCAGCGTAATAAAAAACAGGCAGTAGTGACAACGGAGTTATTTTTAAATAACGAATTTCCAGATTGGTGGGATTTCTATAGAAAAGAAAATCGAAATAAAAAGGATGACCTTGCCGACAGTTTCCTTATGTGTCGTTATTATATAGTTCGCATCAAGAAAATAAAAAATATATAACATAATTTTATATTCTAAAATGGAAAATACTGGTCACGATATTAAGAAAATTAGACGTGAAGTTGAAGCATATTTTACTTTGAATTATGGTGAAGTAAAAAATCGTAAAAATAAAGGCACTATTAAAAGAAATAACATACCTAGGTTTAGGTTTATGGAGGAAGTATTAACTCCTTTTAAATCTCGTAATCGCAATTCCAAGAAAAAAGCTTTCTAGGAATTTTATTCTCTTGAATTATTATATATTTCTTTAATGTTACCAGATATTGGCTGGGTTTTTATTTATGTATTCGTATTTGGAATATCGGATTTAATTTATTCTAAATTAGACAAATCAGTGTGCACTACTGTAATATATTATTCAGTTTTCTTGGTATTAGGTGTTATATTACTACATAGGCACAAAATACTAGAGTTTCGAAGAAACAACAAAAATAAAAATTGATTTTATTTTTTATCTAGAATTATCAGTAACTATCCTGATGACTCCAATTGAAATTCGTAAAATTAAAGATGAAATCAACCATTTGAAAGAAGATGCGGCTTGTGCGCGTCAAGAACTACAGTATTCAGGCCACAAAGACCAGATTAGGAAATATATTAAGGAAAAGGAAACCAAAATTAAAGAATTGGAACAAGATTTGATTTTGTCTAAATGTTGCTGTTGGTCCTAATGACATGTGCGTCGGTAGGATTTGTTGTTTTGATGGAAACAGCTAATAGGATGGACTTTGATAACTGGAACAATTGTGTGTATTTAGATAGTTAGATAGTTTGCGGTCCAGAACTGATAAATACAGATTTAATTTCAGAGTAATTTATTTTTTTTTCATAGTTTATAGTATATGAGTGTAAATACAAAAAAGGTGTCACAGTGTGGAGCAGCCACATTCCCCAATATCTTTAAAAGAAAAGGTAAAAAAGAAACAAAAAAAAGCAAAAAGAAACAGAGTCCAGAAAGACCACAAAGTTTTACAGAATTTTTAGGAGAATCCAGACACGGACAAGCACTACTTGCAGAACTTATAAGAGCTGAACAAATGGAACCAGAAAAATTCGGAACATTCGGAATTGAACAGTCACCAGGGTCTCCTAAGTCACCAGGGTCTCCTAAGTCACCAGGGTCTCCTAAGTCACCAGGGTCTCCTAAGTCACCAGGGTCTCCTAAGTCACCAGGGTCTCCTAAGTCAATGGAAAGAGCTAGAGTATCTAGTAGTCCTAATGGACCTACTAAAAAAATAAAAGTGGGAGAACCCCGTAGAAAACCTACATTACCTACAAAACCCCAATTAACAGCAAGTAAAAGAAAAAAATTAGGACCAAAAAAGCGAATGACTAGTGCTAACACTGAAAGAATTGCAGGAGAATTAAGAGAAGCTTTAGCTAAGTTTTACGCAGAAAAAGGTAAAAAATCACCAGGTAATAGAAATTCAAAGGAAATAATGGCGGACTTTTACGCAGAACAAGGTAAAAAATCACCAAGTAGTAGAAGTTCAATATATTCAAATAATAGTAGCCTTTGGGGATTGAGTTCAGTAGGTTCTAGTTTGAGTTCAAGTAACTCTCTTAGAAGAAGAAGTTCATCACCTAAAGCGAAAAAAATCTAAAGGTGTTACCTTTAGAAGCAAAGACAGCGTAAAAACTGTAAGTCGTTACCAACAGAATAGAACAAGTAGTAATGAAAGGGCATACAATAGTAATAGAGATAAGAGACGTGTTCTAGAATTAAAACAGTTCAAAGAAGAAATAAATGCTAATAGCGTTCGCTTTGAGGATGATTTCGCAAATTAAGTTAACGCGTTAGATATAGCAAGTGTAAATTTTGGTAGTGAATTTCAATTTGTTAAAAATAAATTAAGAGAAGTTGAATTAAGAGAATTCAAGAGTAAATATCCTGAGTTATTTAAAAAAAAAAAATATGTTACTAATTACCATTAATTACCATTAATTCTATGAAAGAACATCCTGGAAGTTTTCGAAGTTAGGCATCTCTTCAATCTGTGTTGAATAATATTTTTCTATCTCGTGTAGGTTCTTGATATCGTAGTATGTCATGAAGTTAATTGCTACTCCCTTACGGCCAAATCGACCACTGCGACCAATGCGGTGGAGGTAGTTTTCAATGTTCTGTGGAATATCATAGTTAATTACTACTGATACCTGCTGAACATCAATACCTCGACTCAATAGGTCAGTTGATACTAGGATACGTGCTTCACCATTGCGGAATCGTGTCATAATATCATTACGTTCCTCCTGGAGCATCTTGCCGTGGATTTTACACACCGCGAACCCATTTTCATTCAACTTACGGTCCAAGTCATCTACAATCTTTTTGGAATTACAGTAGATAATACTCTGGGCAACAGAGAACTTTCCATAGAGGTCACAGATTGTATCGAACTTGTATTCATTGCGTTCGACATTGATGTAATACTGCTTAATACCTTCAAGTGTCAGCTGGTCGGTCTTGACGAGGATTTTAATTGGGTCACGCATGAATTTTGTAGTGAGGTCAAAGAATTCAGCTGGCATTGTAGCACTGAAAAGTCCTACCTGAATGTTACCTGGAAGGAATCGGAAGATTTCATAAATCTGGCTCATAAAAATCTTGGACAACATTTCATCTGCCTCATCAATAACCATTAGTTTCAAATATTTTGTGCTTAGAATTTTCTTGTTAATCATATCAAGGACGCGACCTGGTGTTCCAATTACAATGTGTGGATTATCATTCAATTGGTCAATGTTTTCTTTAACTGAAATACCTCCAATTGAGAGACTGATTTTGATACCCATATACTGAGAAAGATTATCAGCAACATTGTTTACTTGAAGTGCTAGTTCTCGTGTGTGTGTAAGAATAATTGCCTGTGTCTTCTCCAAGTCATTTTCAATGCGCTGTAGCACACCAATGGTAAAAGTTGCGGTCTTGCCTGTTCCACTCTGTGCCTGACCAATGACATCGTGACCATCAATCACTGGCAGAATAGCACGTTGCTGAATACTACTAGGCAATTCAAAACCAGTAGAGTAAATTCCGTGAAGCAACTCCTCTTTTAGATTTAGGTCTTCAAAGGTCTTAGCTTCGGTGCTATTGTAAAAGGCTTCGTTGCGACCTGATGCTTCTTCGCGAATATTTCCATTAACATTAATTTCCCCTCCCCCAGCGCTAGTTTGTTCGGTTGTTTGTTCGTTTGACATTATAGGAATTGTTATTTATTAAATTCTTAAGTCATTACAAGAATTCAATTTTAAAAAGATATTTATGCGCTACACGCCTCGCAGTCGGGATTGTCACGACTACACGCTAGAACAGGTTTATTCTCGGGACGTTTTCCAGGTTCTATAGTGAATTTCTGTGCCTGTGCTACTGGTCTAGTTCTAAGATAGTATAATCCTGTTTTTAATCCACTCTTCCAAGCATACATATGCATACTAGAAAGGTTGTTGAAATTGGGTTTTTCCACGAAAAGGTTCAAACTTTGACTTTGGCAAATGAATCTTCCTCTATCGGCTGCCATATCAATTAATATTTTGTTACTAGTTTCCCATACAGTTTTAAATGTATTTCTAATATTATCAGGTATTTCTTCAATACCTTGAATAGAACCATTTGCTTCTATAATGCGATTCTTAATTTCATTGTTCCATATTCCTAATTTAATTAATTCGTTGATGAGATGGTTGTTGATAACAATAAATTCTCCAGCAAGTGTTCGGCGAATGTAGATATTAGTAGTAAATGGTTCAAAACATTCATTGTTACCTAGAATTTGACTTGTTGAAGCAGTAGGCATAGGTGCTAACAAAAGACTATTACGCACACCATACTTTTTAATTTCATTACGCAATGAATCCCAATCGTGTCGTAATGGATATTTTGCTGGACTTTCTCGTTCCCAAAGGTCAAATTGTAATTTACCATTATATAATGGAGACCCAATGTAACTACTATATGAACCTAGGAATTCAGTGCGGTCAATTTCCTCGTCAATAATTGAATTTTCACTTCGCATCTTATCAAGCATTTCCTCAAATTCAGTTTCATTATCTGCCATTGAATCATATAATTCAGGATTATCAGAGTATTCTTTGAATTCCTTGATGATTTCTTCACGTTCGCGAGATAATTCCATACTTGCAGTCATTGATGCGTAGTATATTGTTTCAAAGATATCATTGTTTAGTTTACGTGCTTCTTCACTTGCGAATGGGTAACCTAATTTGGCAAAAACATCAGCCAATCCCTGAACTCCTAAACCTATAGGACGATGAAGCGTATTGCTTCTCTTCGTTTCGGGAACTGGGTAGAAATTAATGTCAATGACTTTATTCAAATTGCGAGTCATTACCTTTACTACTTCTTCTAATTTTGCGAAATCAAATCCGTTTTCACCAACAAATCTTGGAAGTCCAATACTAGCAAGATTACAAACAGCAAATTGTTCTCGGTCAGAGTATTCTACAATTTCAGTGCAGAGATTACTACTCTTGATAACACCCAGGTTCTGCTGATTACTCTTACGGTTACAGGCATCTTTGTATACCATATATGGAGTGCCAGTTTCAATCTGTGACTCTAATATAGCTGTCCATAACTTCTTTGCTTCTATAGTTTTCTTACCACGACCTTCTTCTTCATATCTAGTGTATAATTTTTCAAATTCGTCACCGAATGTGTCTGATAAACCTGGTGCTTCATCTGGACAAAAGAGTGTCCAGTTACCACCTTCACGAACACGTTTCATAAAAAGGTCACAAATATAAAGGGCATAGAACAAGTCTCTAGCGCGGTCTTCTTCATTCCCGTGGTTCTTTTTGAGAAGCAAGAAGTCGAAAATATCGGCGTGCCAAGGTTCAAGATAGATGGCAATACTTCCGTTACGTTTCCCACCACCGTTATGAACTAATCCGCTATGAACTAGGTAATTATGTTCATTTGGCATTTGTAAGTCATATAATACACCATTGTATTGCTTTGAATTAATATCTTTAATTCTTGAATAAAGGATGTCTCCGTGGCGGAAGAATTTGAAAAATTTACCAGTTTCGGCATTAGAAAGGTTACTTCTAGTTCCAAGTAAATTACATATTTCAGTGGTTTTGGGGATTCTTAGTGAAAATGAAAGTAGTTTGTTTGTAATATGTGATTCACCTATTCTATCACGTTTGTATCCTCCTGTTAGGGCACCCATCCTTAAACATAACAATCTAACACTTTCAATCAAATTTCTAGAAGTGCTATCAAATACAATTTCGTTGCCTATTGAACCATCTGTATCAATAAGTCCCTTAAGAATAAAACTACTCTTTTCAATAGGGAGATTTAAAAATCTACTTGAGCAATGTTTCTTTTGGTTCATATAGAAATCACTATATTGAAATGGAATATTTACACTTTTATTCCAGTAAATTCTTACAAGTTTTCCAGAGTCGGATCTTTCAACTCTAAAGTCAATGAATTTTGCTTTAAAGTATTCTGTTACCCATTCAATAATGTGCCGTTTTGACTCTGAGTTTAGTGATAGATATCCATAGTTGGTTCCTGATTTATTTAAACTACCATCACCTAGAATAAGTCCATACATATAACAATCATCCATTGTTATACTTGAAATATCAGTTTCAGTTTGAGGAATAGGAAATCCCACGAAATCATTAGCTGTTAAATCACCAGCTTCCACCCAGTCTGGTTTTATTAAATTACGTTCTAATCTTTTACGAATAACATTGTAATTTATTCCCTTAGATTGACCAGTGATTGAATATACTGGATGCTGTGGAGTGATAATTAGAGGGTCAATACTACTTGATACATTTACTTCGAGTATTTCGCCAGAATACTCGTGTTCAAGAACTTGACTAACAGTTTCTAGTTCTCCTTTCAAATTATAAATTTGGGTTTCACCAGTAACTACCTCGCAAATTGGTTTGGGTCCCTTGCTTGTGTAAATAATAGTATCGGGTGTGAGACATTGGTCAACATAGCGAGCAGTGTTATTGAATACACGCAACATAGGAACTAAACCATTTGAAATTCCGTTTGTTCCACGAATAGCACTGTTTTTGGCGCGAATGTTATGAACGTGAAGTCCTATACCACCTGCCCATTTTGAAATTAAGGCACAATCGCGCAATGTGCTATAAATACCATCAATACTGTCTTCTTTCATTGCCAAAAGGAAACAACTACTCAATTGTGGTCGCCTTGTTCCAGCATTAAATAGTGTAGGTGTAGCATGAATGAAATATTTGTTACTCATAAGATTATATGTGTTAATAGCGTCACGAATATTGCTTCCGTGAATACCCAATGATACACGCATAAACATATGTTGTGGGCGTTCAACAATACGACCCTTGATGTCTTGTTTAACTCCTGGTAATGTTGATTCTGTGTCACCTGAACCTTTGAGGCGCATAAGGTAACTGCGCTCCAGTGTTTTGAAACCGAAATAATCAAAGTAGTAATCACGTTCATATTTAATTGTATCGTTCAATTTGGCAGCATTTAAATTTGTAGTATCAAATAGTTCTCTTGAAATGAGTGGTGAGTGGTTACCGTGAATATCACGATTGTTGTAGAGCATAGTCATAGTTTCGCTGAAAGATGGAGATGTATTTTTGTGATGATTACTTACAATAATACGTGACGCAAGGGTATTATAATCAGGATGTTCAGTGCAAAGTGATGCAGCAATCTGGGCGCCTAATTCATCAAGTTCCCAGGTATGAATTCCATTATACATTTCTTTTGTAATATCTCTAGTTACACGTGTTGGATTAATTTTTAATCCCTCACATAACTTTTCAATTCTATAGTTGATTTTATCAAAATAGACCTTTTCCCTTTCCCCATTGCGCTTTGTGACATATTCGTATTCCATTGTATTATTATTATTACTAGTGTCCATTTTTTAAGATATATTCAGTAAATATTTTTTATTTAAGAAAAACACAAAACACAAAACAAAATTAATTATAAGTAAAACTCTTTACGAGATAAAGCACTGAGATACCTAATCCAGCAACAGCATACCAGGGATATTCACGTAAGGATTTAATTTTATCTCCTGATTTCTTGATATCACTAGTTTTATGGTGATTTATTAATACTAAGGCGTGAACTATAACAAAAACTATGAATATGAAACTATTGGTTAATGTTGCCAGTGATTCAATAGCTCCTTCTTTGATAAATGTGACTGCAAAACTCATAACTGCTACGGCGACAATTGCTAATATAGGTATTGTTACTGGTTCTTTATTGTCTCCTTGAGTTTTGAATTTTTCTATTCCTAGTATTTCACCGACATTTGATAATTTTGAAAATATCTTTGGCGCTAATCCACGCACAGATAGTTTTTGTAGTAATCTTGAACGACTTAAAATTATAAGCATTAAGGTATTAAATAGTGCTACACTTGATAACATATTTACAAAATGAAGGTCTATTTTTGAATTTAAAATTAGATAGTCTAATGCACTTGCTATAGGATTAACGCTTGAACTGGCTGTTTTTATACCTAATAAGGCAATAACAGACAATGCCATTGCTGAATATAAACCAGTAGAAGAACCAATAGCCGCATATATTCCCTTTGGAATATCATTAATGTCACGAGCTTCTTCGGATAACTGGACTATACTCTGGAAACCATTATAGGCAAATATAGTTATAAAACTACTTCTTAATAATCCGCTTAAATCACCCATTTTAGGAACAACCGCGTTTTCACTAAAATTCTTACCACGGACACCAGCTAATACCATAAGTAATGTAAAAGCGCCTACAATTACACTCATAATTCCCTTGTTAAAAGCAGTGGAATATTTATTACCTAAGATGTTAATTAAACTTGTTACTGTTATTGAAGATGCAATCATTAAAACTTTTGAAACATTAACGTATTGATTTATGAAATTTGATACACCTACTGCTACTGTGGCAGTATTGAATATTCCAATAATCATAACAATCCAGATAATAGCATTAGCTAATCCTCTAACTAACAAGTTTGGTTTTTTCTGTTTCCCATTTTCATCTGTTTTATTGAAATTAAGTATATTATAAATCCAAGAGTATTCAGCATCATTAGATGGATATTCTTTGTTCAATTTAGCATAACTTAATCCAGTTAATAAACATACCATACCTCCTAATATGAATGATAACCAACTGTATCCCTTACCATATTTTATTATAAGTGGAAGAAGTGTGAAAATACCAGCCCCAATAATAAAACCGAACCCGGCAAAAAAGAGGTCAGATAAATCGAGATTCCTAGTGTATTTTTCTGTTGTCATTTAAAATAACAATATAAAATAAAAAAAAACTAGATTTTTTTGAAAACGAAGATACCTATATCTAAGTAACGTGAGCATTGTGACCAATTACTAATATGGTCTTTAATTTTTTGAGGGTAAGATAAATTATTTACTACACCTAATAAATTAGTATAATGGAATTTTAAATCATCTGTATAGAGCATAGAATTACAATATCTTAATGCGTTTTGTTCTGCTAAGGCTTGAAATTCACTGAATTTTTGTATTGTGGATAAATTTAAAGTGTCCGACACTTCATTTCTTTCTTCATCGTTACATTCTTCACGCAGAAATACATCAGTGAAAATGAGGAAACCATTATTTCTACTAAGAATTCTAGATATTTCAGTAATTAGTGCTATTTTATCGGTTACCTGATGAAATGTTTCCTCAGAAATTACTAAATTTACCGAGCAATTATCAAAAAGTGTTTCCAAAAAATTTCTATTGTAAATTCTTACGGGTGTATTACTTTCAAAATTATATAGGTTACATTCTGATACATTCTCGCGAGATACGTCATAACTATACAATAAATATTCACTGGCGGTTGAATTTAAATTGTTTCTAATACTAGATAGTTCTTGATAAAGTCTTCTCATAGTGTTACCATTTCCCCCACCAAAATCTACAACTGATAAATAATGAAATTTTAAATTTAAATAATTTTTGATAAAGAACAAGAAAAGGTCCCATTTCTTTTCTAGACTTCTATGAATGGCATCTTTTGTAGCATTCTTTTCAATATCATCAAAATTACTCATGTAAAGTCCTACACATAAACCATTAGAACTAAAAAACTCGCGGTAGAATTTAATAAATTCAGGGTCACGATAGTGATTTTCTATAGTTTGTAAATCCATAAATATTTAGATAATTATTTACTTATAGTTTTAAGTGTCTTCATAAATATGACTGATAATTACTTAACTGATTTAGAAAACACTATTAAAGGATGGAATTCACGCATTGATTGGGAACATTATTTTATGAGCACAGCACTTATGATTTCTAGTAGGAGTAGTTGCGATAGACTCCATGTAGGGTGCGTTCTTGTCCGCGATACTCGTATTATAAGTATGGGTTATAATGGGTTTTTACCAGGAAGACCACACGAAAGTATCGTAAGAGATGGACACGAACAAGCGACAGTTCACGCTGAACAAAATGCTATTACTGATTGTTCTCGCCGAGGGATAAGTTGTAATGGTGCTACTGCCTATGTAACACACTATCCGTGTATAAATTGTTTTAAAATATTGGCGGCATCTGGTATAATCAGAGTAGTATATCTACACGATTATAAGAACGACCCTATAGTATCACAACTCACTGAAATTCCCATTGAAAAAATAACTTAAAAACAATACTCTATTTATTTATAATTTAAAATTTAGTATTTTTGAATATGGACTTAAACAACGTAGCAGAAATACACGAGTTAATAGGAGGATTATCATCAAAGAATGTTAGCGAATTAATTAAATATAGAACACAAATTACAGAGGCATTTAATGAGAAAATTAACCATTTAAGAGCGATTAATAAGGCAAAAAGAGAAAGAAAAAAAAAAATAGCTAGACCAAGATTATATATTTCAGAGAGTAGTGAAGACGACGAATAATGAGACGTAGACGCTAATTAATAGTCAGAATCAGAGTCACTTGATGCACTGTGTTCATTATAATGGGTCTTTGCCCGATACTGTTCGCGTTCATCATAGAAACTCTCGATGTATTCATTGTAACGATTAAGTTCGTCTTCTTGACCTGGAGTCATTGTATAAACCACGTCCTTGTAAAATTTACGCATATCTGTTTCTTCACGTTCTTTTTCCAATTTATTATTTACAGCGTAATATGTATTTGTAAACTCTTCATATCCTCCTAGACATTCGTTAAATGTATTAACTTCATTAAAATAATTGAAATTCAAGAAAGGGTCTAGGTTCTTTGAAACTTCAACTGATTTTTTAGCGTTGTTATCTTCTGCCGAGGTATCAAATTGCGAAGTTTTATTGCTATCGGTCATTCTTTCTTACTTTGTTTTAATTTATATTTACCCGTGACAGATTTTTAAGTCAATTTTTTTGTGATTTTCAAAATGCCTATGAGGAGGGTCATATTTTATGTCTCCGTGCGGTAATTTACGTAGATGAATTCCACAATAGTCTTCACCACTACGCTTTTTTCTGGAACATTGATTTCCATATTCCCACTGATTAGTTTTCTCGTTGAATACTACTCTAGGGACATTACCTCCCCATATTCTAGCATTACAACAAATTTCAAGGTCTAGTTTTAATGGACTTACCACACTGAATTTACGTTGATAACCTCTTATTTTAGAAAGTCCAGTTACTTTGTAATCAGAGAATAGTGTATCACTAGTAAAACCACACTCTTTTCCGTATTTCTCTTCAAGATTATTGAATAAAAGTGTTAGATTTTCGTTTATTGTTTGAACCATTAAAGATTCAATGAGAGCATCCATTTCCAGAGGTAATACTAGAGTTTTTGTAATTAAAAAAGAAAAAATATTAATAAATCAATTTTAATTTATTTCTTTTTAGTGCCACCATCATACTTATAACCATATCCTTCAGTAATCATTAATTGATTTATATTTTCCTTACAATCATGATCTGTAAATATCTCACCTAAAAGTCTGCCATATTTATCGAAACAACTACAACGAATAAATACAAGTTGCTCTGGATATCCCATAATCTTAGATTTTAGAAAGTCACGACTAGCACGTGCCTTTGCTTTTACCTCTTCACGGTTTGGAACGGTTTTACGAGGTCTTATTTCAGGTGTATCATATCCAGTCATTCTTACTGTCCATTTATTGAAATTTCCGTTGTGTTCAAATACAACACGACAGGTATCTCCATCATAGACATCGACTACTTTACATAACTTGGTGAGTCCATCTAGACTGAAGGCTTTAGTTGTTTTGTCGCATTGTTTGAGTTGTTCTGCAATACTATCCGAGTTCATTGTGATGTTATTATTTCCCAATAAAAAATAAATTTTTCCTGTCAATTTTAAATAATTAAATTATTCCAATAATTCCAATAATTCAAGAGTCGTATAATGTTACTGTTTCTAATTCTGTATTAGGATTTAAATCGTAAATGCCCACCTCCTCTTCTGTATTTGGGTCAAATAATCTACCAGTATTTACACATCTAAAGTATAATCTACCAAACTTTCCGTGTCTCCAAGGTTCTACTTCTAATTCAGGTTCTTCCTCTTTTTTCTTCTTCTTTTTTACCACACGACGTTTGGGTTTCTCCGGTTTCGTTTCCGGTTTGGTTCCTCCACCTTCGCCTTCTCTAGATATTACTTCTCCATTGAATACTTTCCACAATTCATCGCGTGATAATTCACATCCTCTAGATAATACTTCTCTTTGAACATGTAGTAAACACTCTAGTATTGTATCCTGAAAGGTCATACGTTTAATGTATTACAATTTAAAATAAAAAAATATTCAATTTTAATCAAAATCAAAGTCAATTACAAATTCCACTCAATAGCATAATTCTCTTCATCCTCATCAAGTTCTTCACCATTACTTATCTTTTCTCTAATATGCTTCATCATTTTCTTCTTTTCTTTGGCGTTCAACTTCTTTTTAGTCTTAAGTTTAACTTCGTTACCCGAAGCATCCACCATTTCTTCCACTTGAACGAAATCAACTGTTGCTTTTGCGAGTGAATCCATCCAATCAACGTCGCCTTCAGTATTCAATAGACCTGCCTCTAATACCCATCTTTCAGGGCATAACTGGCGACAGAACGCATCATTGTGGGTAATCATAATAACTCCACCTTCGTATCTTTCAATAGCATCAGCGAGAGCTCCAAGTGAATCGCGGTCAAGGTAGTTAGTAGGTTCATCAAGAATTAGAATTTGTGGTTGGTCCCACATAGCAGCCGCCAATACTACTTTCACCTTCTGTCCTCCTGAAAGACTTCCTATGCGATAATGAGTGGCATATTCTGGTTCTAAACCAGTATCATTCAAATGCTTTTCTACATTACCCTGTGTGAGTGGGCGCTGGAACATACTTTCACGATTGGCAATCTTCTGGTCAACCATACGAACAACCTTTTCATATATTTTATTGAACTTTACTAAGTCTTCACTAGTATACCAGCTGTTACTTTCATGACTCTTTCCCTGCCATGCTACTTCATATAAAAATACCTTTTTGCGTTTCTCATCTTCTTTTCTCTGTCCAGTGCATTTCTCAATTACTCGGCGTTCCTTTTTAATTTCACCACGGTCATTTTTATATGAGTATTCAACTGGTTCCAAAAGTGACTGTTCTTCAGCTTCTGTTAAACGCATACTTGCCTTGTTTAAACCTTCACGGTCATCACCGAACTCATAACGCCATCTGATATACTCATTTGGTGTTTTGTCTAAATGTTTCTCGATGTGATGGAAGGCATGCTGTGCAATGTAACCAATTTTACTATTGGGATATTTCCATACAGTGCCAGTTGTGGGTTCTAACTCGCCAGTTAATACCTTAATCATTGTGCTTTTTCCAGCACCATTTACACCAACACAGGCTACACGACTAGCCATAGATGCTCTTACTGTAATGTCTCTAATAGTGGGAACCTTGTTTCCTGGATAGGTGAGTGATACATTGTCCATCTTTAGTAAAAACTTGCCTCTACTTTTAATTCCTTCAAGGAAACTAGGTTGTGGGAATGTGAATTTGAACTTATCGGCTTTGAATTCAAAGTATGATTGTGCCTCTGGATGACTTTCAACGAATTTGGCGAGATTGCCTTTGTGAAGTTTAACCTTCATGTTATCGATTTGAAGAATATAGTTACAACAGTTGTTCAATAAACCAGAGTCGTGTGAAACCATAATAACAGTAGTGTCTTTCAACCCATTAATATAATTCATTACCCAATTAACATTTTTGACATCCAAGTGGTTAGTAGGTTCGTCCATAAGTAGAATGTCGGCACGCTGAAGCATAGCACGAGCAAGGGCAAGTTTCATACGCCAACCACCAGAAAGACTACTAATAGGGTCGTCACAATCTCCACCAGCACCAGCGGCCTTGCCTTCTGTAAATCCTACACGTTTCAATACATTTCTTACCTGTTCAGTTGTGGCACCCATTGATTTAATTGCAGGATATTCAAGCACGTAGTTTACACAGTCAAGGTGCGATAATTCACCCTGAATATCGGCTTCGACGAACACGGTGCGGACTTCATTCACGTCTGGAAATCCCTCTACACTACCCTCGGCAATGGCTCGCATTAGTGTTGTTTTACCACAATCATTCTGCCCAAGGAGACCATATTTGTTACCCTTGCGAAGTCGCATTTTTGTGTTGTGTAGTAAAATCTTTGTGCCATATGCTAATGTGAATTCACAGTCGCAAAGTAATTCGCCACCCTCTTCCTCTTCGTTTTCTTCAGTTTCATTATTTGAAATTACAGTTTGTGCTTGAGTATATAATGCTTTCATTAGTTCTTCGTCACGTTCTGGGAAATAAATTTGAAGTTCATCGCGGTATTCTTCGTGTTCAGTAGTGCGGGTTTTAATAAGACTGGCAGTAATAACACTTAAGTAATATACTAGTTCATCACTGAATTTACTCGCTGATTCCTGTGACTTAATGAATTCACAAATTGTTTCAGGTTGTCTAAATTTAAGTCGCTCTTGTGCGGCAGTTGCCTTTTCACGTATGCGTTCCAACTCAGCGAGTGTCTTTGTTGCTACATCACGTGCTTCTGGGTCTGGGATGGTGTCAATGGCATCTGCTAATGCTGGTATTAGTTCTCCAAGGAAAGGTGCGGCTTCAACGGGTTCTTCTACTAGTTTAGTGGTGTTACTTACAATTCTACTACACATACGTTTAATAAGTCCCTTTGATTGGCGGAAACCTGCTACCATAAGTGGCACAAGAACTGATAAGGCGCTTCCTTCCACAGTTTGGACAAATACAATACCTGCTAATTTTTGAATTGTTTCTTCTGTTTCATTTCTATTAATAATTGCGTTTACAAGATTATCTACAAAAGGTTCAAGGTCACGGTTTGTAATACCACGCATTGCTTTCTTTAATGTATCGATTGCAGTGTCTGCTACTTCTTGTCTTGTGTCATGAACTAAATTTGATAATGTTTTTACCAATTCTGGTAATGATGCTGATAAGAGATCACGGTCCAGATTGTCTACACGAACTATGTAACTTCTCAAGATTTCTAGGCAACCAAGTTTCTTTCTCCATCTAGAATTTTCTTGAAGTCCTGCGAATAAGAATTCGGCAATATATGGAAAAGTTTGAACTGATAAGAGTGATACTAAATGGTTACCTAAGTCAAGAGCAGCCTGAAACACATCAGGTTTATCGTCTAACCGGTCTAATACTACTGGTAGTATTTGTGATACATACAATGGTTCAATACATCGCAATTCATCGTATGTAATGTTTTTCATTTGTTTTAAAAGGTCTAAGCGAGGACCTACTGGTGTTTTTTTATGTGCGTCAGATAGGACGTGTATCGTATCTGGGAAATCGTCTATAAGCATTTAAAGTAATGATAGTATTGAAGTAAGTTTTAAATACTTAATAAAAAATAAAAAAAGCAAGGGAATTTTTAGTTGGTTTTAATTTTTTCATTTTTATTTTGTTTTAAATTATACTATTTTTAGTAGGTTTTGTATTAACAAGGGCAGGCGGTGAGGTAGGCAGGGTCGGTGACGGCACGTTCGAGGATGCAGAGTTCTCCATTGGGTCCCAGGATGTGGTCAGGCGGAAAAGTGACGAAGTTCAAAGTCTGAAACTCGCGGTTGGCAATCGCCTCGTCGATGACGTTGAGTGCGACGTCGTGTTCGAGTTCCCACTCGTCCCATTCATCGATGATTTCCTGTTCAGTCACCGGAGGCTGAGGCAGTTCGTGACGACACTCCTCGAACATTTCACTCGCCTCGTCGAGAAGTTCATCCTCGGTGGGAGCAGAGTTCTTCACGAGGAATGCTTCCTGCCAGGCCTTGTAAGCAGCCTGATACTCTTCGTCGACAGGAATGGGACCAGTGGAGGGTTCGAGCATTGGACGACCCATGTCTGCCTCGTGCCAGGCCTGCTGGGCACAGAGTGGAGGTTCGGGAAGTTCAGGAATGCTTGTGATACGCTGTGCTACCTCGTGCTGGGTGACCATCTCTTCATAGGTCTTCTCGGCAGGGTCAATCTTGGGTTCTTCTGGAGCGGAAGCATCATACTTCTTGCGACGCTGTTCAGCCTTCTCTTCCCAGACACTTTGCTTGCGAGTAGCAATCATCGAGGGAATTGCGTCAGACACATCGAGCTTGGTCCACTGATGTTTTCCTGCACCAGTGGTGTCAGCCTGTGCGCCCGTGGTATCGCAGACATCAACAGGGAGACCACCGAAGCGAGACTTGCGAGGAGTAGTCTTGACCTGAGCGTCACGCTTCTGCGTAGCGTGGAGACCCTTGGAAATGCGCATCTTGCGTTCCCATTCCTTGTGGCGGTTGAACTTGATAACCGCAGCGTCAAGGAGGTCGAGTGCTTCAGTAATCGCATCGGTTGATGGACCAGTGAAACGGATGTTCTGGAACCCATTGCGACGATTGGCAGGATTGAACTTGTCGAAAACGACACCCGTCTTGGCTGCGATTTCCTCGCATTTACGCTTGCCGAAAGCGCCGATTGGGTAAGACATTTCTGCGGAGTTGATTTGCATTTTGTTTGTGTGTTGTTGGATCGATTGTGAATTGTCTATTCTAGATATCTCCAAATGAAATCAATTTTGCTTCTGGACTGGATACCAACTAGTAACCCACCATTATCCTAATCCAGGAAAAAAAAGAAACAAGGGGGCAGGCAATTGGAAGGAACAAATTGGGGTTTTTTATTGGGTTTTTATTTTTACAAGTTTTTAGTTGTTTTGAATTAGTCTCAGATGTCTATACGAGTGTAATGGCTTCTTGACCTTTCCAGACTGTGTTTTCTGCTGGAATGACAAGCGTAGTTCCGGCGCGAAGAGTGTATTTTCGAGCAGCATCTCGGTTTCCTTTGCGTTCACAGACAAGTCCTCCTACATCGACTCCTGATGCTTTGAATGCTTCGGCGGCTGCGAGTGCTTCTTGAAGTGTATCGTATTCTTTCCTCCATGACTTGTTGTTGATCTTGATGTAACCTTTGTAGTACATTCCCATGGTTGAGCGAGTGGATTGCATTGTGTTGTTCGAGGTTGAGTTCGAGTGATTGTGTTGAGTTGAACTGGGTCTATCAGGAAATCAATTTTCTTTCTAGACTGGAAGTAATTCGACATAGTCACCAGTTTAGGGGGAATAAAAAAGAAACAAGGGGGCATTGCAATTGGAAGGAACAAATGGGAATTTTTATTGGGTTTTTATTTATACGAGTTTTTACTGTGTTTTTACTGTGTTTTTACTAGTTTTAGTGTGCGGGGAGAAGGGTGAAACCAGATTCAATGTCACCTCTTCGAATACCTATGATAGGACGAGTAGTGACAGATGCATCCATAACCTCTTGTGTTTTTGGATTCACAAACCAGAGGGTCTTGTCTTGTTCGTAGTGCCACTCTTCAGTGAAGTCTCTGTGTGTTTGGTCATTGTGGTCAAAGTCGACAAATCCGCAAAGTTTTGCCTGCCATTCCTGGACTAGAACAGAAGACTTCTGTGTAAGTTCCTTCTTGATGGAGTGTTCTGGGGTCATCGCTTCCAGTGTCTTCACTCTTGCTGTGAGTTCCCAAATCTTCTCCTCGGCTGCTTCCACAGTGTGTTCAACTTGTTTACACATTGCCGTGGCGTAGCGTTGTGCCAGACGAAACTGTTGTTTGTGAATGCCAGAGTAGTAGGATGGGTTCTTGACTGTTCTTGACTTGTAACCTGGGGTCACTTGCTTGATGTATTTGTTTATACTTGGATGACACGTTTGCATGAAACAGTCAAAGTCTTGTTCATTGATTGCGAAACTGGCGTTGCTCATTGTAACCTTCTGTTGGAAGTTGGAATTAACTGGTTGATAGTAACCTATCACTAATCAATTTTGATGATACACTGGAATTAGAAAGTAGAGCAACTAGTCTAGTCTAGTAAATAAAAAAAAGAGGGGAATTTTTATTGGGGTTTTGTGTTATATAGTTTTTATTTGGGTTTTGTGTTATATAGTTTTTAGTTGGTTTTAGTTATCAGCATCAGATTCAGCTGAACTCATACCATTCTCACCCTTCACCCGAGTCCAAGAGAACTCAGCTGATGAACTGTCCTTCACAGTAGAGCTCTTGCGGAGAGTGTAGGCAGTCTTGGTGCGAGTAATTCCACCACAGTCGCAAGTGTTTGCAGCGGAGACAGCCTCGTCAAAGGTCTTGAACTTCATAGGCTTGCCAGTTTCAGGGTCCTTCACAGCACCACCGAGGTAACCAGCAACTCCACGAGCCCATCCCTCGGGCAAGTTGGCGTCAAAGGCAGCTTCGGCATCAGTGTCAATCTGGAAACCAGTCTTTGCCTTTGGTGCCTTGGGTTCCTTGGGTGCTTTTGGTGCCTTGGTCGCGGGCTTCTTGTCCGGATATTCGATGTAGTATGCCTCCATCGCCTTCTCGTATTCAACCTTTGCTTCAGCGTTAGCATCAACGAAAGGCTGCTTCTCCTCGTCAGTCAGGTTCTTCCAGCATTCACCACAGTGCTTCGAGATTTCAGCAACGCGGATCTTGCCATCAGGCGACTCCTGAACCAGACGCTCCTTGATACCCTCGCGAACACTGTCGGTGAAGAGCATGAATGCGTTCTTGGGGCGCTTGGGAAGGTTGGGGTCACGAGGTGCCTTCTTGGTGCGCTTCTTCTCGACCGGTGCGACAGGTTCAGTAGTAGTAGTAGTTCCAGCGCTGAGGAACTGCTTTGCCTCTTCTGGGAAAGCAGCCATGAGTTCTGCGAGCTTGGCAGAGAACTCAGGGTTAGTAGCGAAAGTAGCAGTCTGGGAAGCCATTGTTTTGAGTGTTGTGTTGTGTTGGTTCGTTTGTTAAGCGATTGTGCTAATTTATATCCGGTGTTTTGTGAAATCAATTTTGCTCCTAGACTGGGAATTGACTTCTAGACTGGTGTTAGATTAGTAGTTTATTAGGAGAAAAGTTAGATTAGATTAATGGATAAAATAAAAAAAGAAACAAGGGAGCAGGTAAGGGGAATGAATAGGGGGAATTTTTATTGGGGTTTGCGTTTTATAGTTTTTATTGGGTTTTTAGTATTCGCGGTTGAGACCACGGAACTCGGTTAGTTCACCATGCTTGTTTTCCAGGACTTCGATGTTGAAGAGTTTCTTCGCTGCGAATGTGCCGAGCATCCATCGGTCATCGACCTTGATCTCAATCCGGCTCCAGGCATCGACAGCTTTTGTCCATTGACCAAGTCCAATCTCGGCGTATTCAGCAACCGAGAACAGGTACTGAATGTCGCTGTCCTCGGGGGTCTGCGCCATTTCGTCAAGACGGATGGTGTAACCATGGTATTTGTTCTTGGTGACACAGTTCTCGTAGTATCCTTGGCGAAAGATGACACCATTCCCACTCCAAGTTCCAGGAGTATGGACACCACCGACTGGACGAAATCGAATGCGGAATTCTTCATCCATGCCAGGGTAATCCGTGAAGGCTCGGGGAACAGGACCTGCCATCTCTGTGTCTGGAGCAGGAAGAATGGTCTCTCCAGCGACGTCGTCCTCGTCGTCCTCATCGTGGTAGTTCGTATCTCCTGGAACAACTGAGCAAGCGCTCTGACGTGATGGACGTGATTCGTCGAATGGTTCAACGCAGAAGGCTGGTTCCTGTGGCGCGTCAGCAGAAGGTTGTGTAAGCATGTAGAACTCGTTGCCAGAGACCCAGTAGTCATCGACCATCACCTCGATGAAAGACCAGAAGCTGACTCGTGGATTGACACCATAATCAGCGAGGTAGTCTTTCACCGTCGTGTAGGTCTTTCCATTCTGGGTGCGGATCTTGATGTTCTCGAGGTTACATGTGTCACCCTGTTTGACCAAAAGTGCCTCAGTCTCGTCGATGTTGTTGTCACGTCCAATCATTTGCTCGTTCAAGCGAACCACGAAGGACTTGTTGCCGTATGCGATGCCTCCACGGCAGTTAGTAGATGAAGTTGCTCCGTAAGTCGCCATTTTTTTGTTGTTGTGAGAGTTTGTGTTGGTTGCTAGTGTGTTCGAGTTGGTATTACTAATATTAGATACTTTCTGCCCAATTCAATTTTGTTCCTAGATTGGGAATGGGAGCCAGACTGGGATATAGGATAGACTAGCATTTAATTCTACACTAGACTAGCAAAAATAAAAAACAAAAAGGGGAATTTTTATTGTGATTTTGATTTTTAAGCAGTGAATGGGAATGTGATTTGTGACGCGGCAATTGTTTCGCCATCGACTTCCTAATTGTCATCAGCATTTTAGCGTGGAGGACGAGTCTTATCGGATGGTTCCTTTGGTGCGTCGGTGGAAGGCTGTGTGTTGGTGTAGAAGCGCGTTCCGCTGAGCCAAGTGTCGCCGACGAGAACCTTGATAAATGACCAGGGAGAGGTCGTTTCTACGACGTTTCCATTATCACGGATGTAGTCTGTAATAGACGTGTAGGTCTTGGCTTTCAGCCACATGCGGATTTTGATGTTTTCCAAGTTACACGGTCCCTCTTGTTTGATGAGTAGAGCTTCTGTGGTGTCCTGGTTTTTCCTCCGGTTCTTTGGTCCAGTATCAACACAAATAACATACGACTTGTCACTGTAGGCGATACCACCATGGCAGTTAGAAGAGTCAGTGAAGGAATTCATGGTTGTTAGGGTTGAGAGTTTGTGTTGGTTGCTAGTGTGTTAGAGTTGGTATTACCTAATATCAGTTTATTTTTGCACAATTCAATTTTACTCTTTTAAAGGCAAATAGAATAGACTAGCAAAAATAAAAAACAAAAAAGGGGAATTTTTATTGTGGTTTTATTTTTGTAATTTTTGTTTGGTTTTCTTTCAAGAATATAACATATAATGCTTACTGAGCCCCTTCGCGCATAGCGATGAAGTCCACTCCTGGAATCCACTCGCCGTTCACGAGGACGTGAATGTGACCCCAGGGGGTTCCGTTCTTCTCGCGGTCTTTTGCGATGGCTTCCTCAGTCGCAAAGCTACCATTGTGCCACTTATGAACGCTGTGGTAGTGGAGCTCTGCGCGGCCCTGCTTGATGTAGTGGTCGTTCTCTTCAGAGAAGGTCATTGTTGCAGTGAGCGGTTTGCTAGGCTCGCAAGGTTCCCGCTTCTTGTTGTGGCGGATCTGGAAGGTAGCAAGGTAGAGGGCGACATTTTCAGGGGATGGAGCTGGCGGAGGGGTGGGGATGTAGGATGAAGGTTCGATGGGGGCAGATTCTTCCTTGAATGCCAGACCACTTATCCAGTTCGAGTTGTAGAGTTCCAGGGTCTTGACCAGCACCTCGATGAACATCCACGGGTCCCACCATTTCCCTTCGAAGGGTGAGACGGCGTGGACACTGAGGTAGGTCTCGAAATCGTTGTATACCTCGGTGGGCGTGCGGATCTCGAATGACTTCCAGTTGGTTCCTGTTTTGACCAGAAGAGCCTCTGCTTCACTTGGCTCAGTTCCAGGCTTGCAGAACTCCTTTTTGGGCCGAATGACATAGGATGTCTTGGAGTAAGGGAGACCACCTTTGGGTGCGAGAGTGTGAGTAGGCGAAGCCATGGGTGTGAGTGTGTGTTTGTTCGAGTGGAGTGTTCGAGTGTGAGTTGTCTAGACTACTGACCCTAAGTCAAAATCAATTTTGCTGCTAGACTGGGAATGGGACCCAGACTGGGAATGGGACCCAGACTGGGAATGGGACCCAGACTGGGAAAACAAAAAAAGGAGCAAGCGATTACAATGGGAAGGAAGCAGTTTTTTATGTTTTTTTTTTTAATGGGAGGGGATGTGTGTGGAGAACTAGTCTAATCCAACAACGGATGGCTGCGGAAAGAACGCTTCATCTCGCGCCAGAAGGACTTGTCGGCGTTGAAGAGACCAATCTCCACACTCCATTCTGGGTCATGGCTTTCGAGGCGCTTGCGACAAGGTTCGTCACTGAAAGTAGCACTGCGGAAAACAATCTTGCCAGTGACAATGTTTTGGAGTGCTGCCTTAGCGTAAGTGCTCTTGCGTTCCTTGCCGATGACGATGGGAATGAAATCATCAGGGTTCTCATCGTGAATGATGAACGCAAACATCATCGAGTCAGGAAGGACAAAATCCATCTTGTTGTAACTATGTTGGTCAGGTTCCCAGTGTCGAAGCGCGGTAACGACATCTGCTTCTGGGAGACCTACAGTTCCAACTGGCGAACCCAGAATGAACTTGTAATCGCCAATCCGCCAGGATTCAACGTTTCCAGTCTTTGGGTGGTGAATGGTAATGGGCATTGTTTCAATGAGTGTAAGGGTGGTGGAGTTAATAAAAAATATATATCCATCTTGATTTCAATTTTGCTTCTAGACTGGACTTGGAAATGCTAATTAGTCAAACTACGTCTGCCAATGTAAACATCTGCGAATATCGCATACCTAGTAGTGCCAAGGCAGAATTAATTTCATCACTAGTATATTGTTTCTCGATTTGCTTAATTTTCTGTGACATTGCTCGTGTAATCATTGTGTTATTAATTATCTCAGATTTTTAAGTAATTTAGAATTCAATTTTAATGAAAAAAAAGTTAATTCATAAGACTAAGCACAATTTCCTCTATATTGTTATGGGTTACATATATTTCTTGAAACATTTTACCGGCTTTGTAAAGTCTAATAATAGGATAATTAGTAATATCCTCTAAATCTATTAAACTTTGGTTACTTTTTTTATAGAAGTCTACTAATAAAATATTTATATTACCATTATTATTTTCTTCAAACACTGAAAAAAGACGTTTTGATAAATCTATATTCCAAAAATCATCAACATAAAAGTATGCTAATACTATAGCATCACGTTTCATATAACGATAAAAACTTTTTGAACCATTAATAACGTTCATAATAAACTCTAGTATTTCTTAATTTTTTAAATAGTTAATTACGTTATATTAACACTGTCGTTCAATTCACTAGTTTCACTTAATAATTCGAAATGTAACTTTAGTAACCCATTTCTTAGTTGTGCCTTAACTGAATCACGTTTGTAACCCATAGGAATGTTTATAGAATAGTGATAAGTCATTCTACCATCATTACCCCAACCTTGAAATTCAGGTTTCTCATCTGGAAATGTTTCTGGACTACCACCGTTTATATCTATTTTTCTATCTTCACGATGAATATCAATATCACCTGAACCAGCACCTGGAATATAAAGTGTTATTAATCTAAAATCATTGCGCTTTGAAACAACAGGTTTGTATTTATTATTTGGATAGTCTCTAATAGTAATTTCAGTTTCGTTATTACGTGTTTCAAGTGGTTGAATAAATGTATCTACAACATCGTTTCCTATGTCACTAAATTCTCCTATAATTTTTCTAGCCATAGAAGCTAAGTTAATTTTTGGTTTATTAGCATTATTAGCATTAGCGTTTTCTCCAGACATTTTATTGTTAATTAATTATCCTAGTTAATTCCCTAAATAAATAAAAAATTTAATTAAATTCTAAGGCACCCATACCATTAGATATTCTTAGTATATTGTAATTCACTGCGAAGAAATATATATTTTTACCAGCAATAATAGTGCTGTTGCTACTTACAGCATCATTAGCTAATCTCATTATAAAATCTATTTCTGATAATTTAGAAAAATTACAGGTTCCACTTGGATTTGGATCAAACGGAGCTTCAGCAAAAGAATACAATCCAATACGGTCTAATGCTGGAATACATTTGGCGTATTTCATAGGATATAATCTAGTGTAGTGACTCATTGGTAATGTAGGTTCTTTTTCACTACCATTAAGGTCTATTTTTACAGAACCGTGTATTCCATCATTACCATATTCAGAGTTACTACATAAACTCATAAAGTAACAAGGACCCTGACCTTGATTACTACCCGCTGTTCCTGGATTAGTAACCACCCAAGCAACATATTTTACAGGATGTTTAAAGTTTCTAAATTCAAATGTATTAACAGTAGTTTCTAATTTATCAGACGTAGAGTCATAACCAGTATTAAATGTGCTGTCTGCCTGTTCAGTTGATGTGCCAATAACACCAGATTGATTTTGAACGGTTTCTATTAAATATGTTAAATTAGTGCTAATGAATTTATTTCTTTCTTCGGTATCTAATCTAATAAATTCTCCGTATAATTCCATTGAATGGACAGATAAATTACCTGAACCTACATTTCCACGTAAATTATCCTCTGTTTCTAATGACACTTGGATTTTCACTTCATGCTTATTCAATGCACACATAGGAAGTGCTTGAGCTAAATTTTGGTTAAAGAAAAATTTTAGTGGAATATATATTTTTTTATAGAAAGTTCCTCCAGTAGATTTAGTTCCATCAACAGTAGCACCACTAAAAACCAATGGACAATCACCGTTAGTTCTTCGTGTAATATCCAAATAAGTTCGATTTGTGCTATTATCTGTATTGTCACTTGTGAATTTTATGTCATTTAATCCACCTCTAGTAGTATCGGTTTGTGCTTGATTATCTTGTGGGTATTTATAGAGTTCGTCAGTTAATTCACTATGCACTTGTAACCATCTTCCTGTGTGGTTGTCGATTTCAATACCACCAATTAATAATTTAACGTTTTTAATGAGACTATGACCAAAGTGATTTACAGTATGCACTTGAGAACCTCCGGCAGCGCCTTTGATTACCACTTCAAAATACATTTTAGACAACAAGTCACCATCTTGTCCAATTTTATATTCAATACTATCATTTCCAAATGATACCTTCTTATCTGATACCTTGTTTATTGGTCGAGTAAATCTTGAGAAATTAGTATGCCTTCTAAATACTGTTTTAAAATATGAAATTTGTGGTTTGACATTTATATATTTGTCCTGTGGTCCAATTGCTTTTAATTCTGTTTCAGACATTTTCTTATTAATAATCGATATTATTTTTATTTAAATAGTAAAAAAATCTATTTGATTAAATGAAAAAAGATTTGTTAATAGAAGCTGGAAATATTCATAGGAATATACGACAAGATTTATTTGAGTATTTCGATACATCATTGAAAACAGACTATACATTTCTCGATATAACTGAATTCATTGAATCCAGAATAATGTTATCTACACATAAATATATTTCACCAATATTTAATAGTCAAATAAATAGTGGTATAGCATTCCCTGTGGGATTATCAAAGGATTATATAGTAGCGCACGATACCTTAGGCACGAATGATCCAAGAATGTTCAATAAATTCAATAATATTTTGAAAATAGATTATGGTGTTCAAATACGAGGTAATATTGTTGATGCAGCAAGAAGTTACTCGAAGTCTAATAGATTTAAACCATTAATTGACTCTACCAGAGAAGCTGTGTTAAGTGTAATACCAAAATGTCGTCCAGAAACATACATTAGAGATATACAAGATGAGGCTGCGGAAATCATATGTAGTTACGAATTTGAAGGAACACCATTAAAGGCAATATCAAATGTATGTGGTCATAATATAAGTGATTACACAATACACGCAGGTAAATCATTTTATGCTCATAGTAGTTTTCAACCAGTTGAAATGAGAACACAACGTATGGAAGCGGATGAAACTTGGGCAATTGAATTTTATGCTACTAATGGAAATCAGTGTCCTATTATACTAAATTCAACAGATGTAGATAAACACAACCATTTTATGGTAACTAATAAAAAGCGACTTTTTCAATACAAAAATCCTGATACACTAGAGATTACAAAAGTATTACGAAATAATATTTATACACTACCATTTTCTCAACGTGACATATTAAGAAACTCGAATAGTGAATTCAATGTGAATACACAATTACAACAATTGTTTGATGACCAAATTGTCACTATTTTTCCTACTATATATGACCCTAGAAGAGGTATTTACACTAGTCAATACGAGGATACTATACACATACTTGAAAGTGAAACAATAAATTTAACTGGGTAAATAATTTATTTTATACATTCTAATTAAATGAATATTGTTGATCAGATTTTTAAACCAGTATTTAATCCCATTCTAAGTCCTATTATGGGTATTATTGATGCTATGATTTTACTTGTTAAGGCAATTATTATTGTATTAACAGCTATACCAGAATTGTTAATGACTGCTCTACAGTTGTTTAATCCTATAAGCATTGTAAATGATGCCATTGTAGGGTCTTTTATGAGTATAAAAATTATTATAACAAATATTATCGGAGTAATAACACCGAAAAAGAAACCATACAATAAATGTAGTGATACGGGCGGAGGATTATTTGGGTTCCGTAGAGCTAAGAATAGTGAAGGTAAAATTGTTAAAAATAGTAAATGTGCAAACGACAAAACTTGTAAACGTAATTATTACTTGAAATATTTAATAACAATACTTTGTCCTCCACTTGCTGTATTTTTCCATATGGGAATTACAGGATGGTATCACGTTATTGTATGCACTTTATTAACGGTTTATGGATACTATTTCCCAGGTTTAATTTATGCATTGTTACATGTTATGCAATTTATGTAAAAAAAATAATTTATAATAATAGATGATTGATAAACTTTTTTCTGCTATTGTTACTATTGGTGAAGTTTCTGTCACCTTAGGAGAGATGCTTGTAGCGTTAATAAATGCAGTAGTTCAACTAATACAAACTGCAGTCCTACTATTTAACCCAGTAGGAATTGTAAATGATGTTATTACTGGTTCATTTATGGCAATTAAAATTGTTGTAGTAAATGTAATATCATTTTTCACAAAAACAGGAAGAACTGGATATAATAAATGTAAAGCAGCCGGTGAAGGATTATTTGGATTCCGTAGAAACAGAAATTCAGAGGGAAAATTAATAGGAACTGGACCTCCTAAAAATGGAAAATGTGTGAGACCAAAATTATTTAAAATATTATTAACACTAGTTTGCCCTCCATTAGCCTTATTTTTACATATGGGAACAAGTGGTTGGTTTCACGTAATTGTATGCACCATTTTTACAGTGTATTTCTTCTATTTTCCTGGATTAATTTACACGCTTCTTCATATTTTATGTTAAAATAAAATAATTTATAATAATAGAAATGGGTTTAGGAGCTGTTATAGATGCTGTTACAAGTATTGCAGATGTTTTTACTCAATTAGGGAAATTGATTGAATATTTAATTTATGGTTTATTTGAATTATTACCAGGTTTTGTATATATTCTCAATCCAATTAATATTGTGAATGATGCAATTACAGGGTCATTTTTGGCTATTAAGGTTATTATTACAAATATTATAGGAGCAGTAACACCAAAAAAGAAATCCTACAATAAATGTAGTGATACAGGTGGAGGGATATTTGGATTCCGTAGAGCAAAAAATAGTGAAGGAAAAATAATTAGTAGTAAAGATTGTGGAGGAGATAAAAAATGTAACCAGAGTAACTTACTGAAATATATAATAGCTATTATCTGCCCTCCATTAGCATTGTTTTTACACACTGGTATAAGTGGATGGTTTCACGTAATAGTTTGCACAATTTTTACAGTGTATTTCTATTATTTCCCAGGGTTGATTTATACTATATTACATATAGCCAGACTAGTTTAATTTACTCTCATTTATAAATTTTTTTATTGTTTCAACACGATTACCACTATTAAGTATTGCTCGTCCAACTACAAATACATCAGCAAAAGATTTGTCGCGCATTAGTGAGTAACGTTGCCCTTTTGAATCGCCAGAATTCTCAATTAGACTTATTCCTGGCACAAACATTAATGTTTCTGATTGTTCTCTAAAGTCTCTTTGACCAACAAATCCTACTACATTTTCAACTTTTTCTGCAAAACTTAATACTGTTTGTGTGTATTTGTTATCTATTAAATTTTGATAACAAGACATTTCACCTATTAAAATAATACCGATTTCCTTAGGAATTGCCTGAATACTCTCTAAACCTGGAATAGGATGAACTGACACCAAGTCTGCCCAAGGAAGCACATTAGTTCTAATCTGTCTTTCCATTATACTACCTATATCGGCAAATTTACGGTCTTCCCAAATTAAAAAGTTGTGACGTTTCTTTAATTCAACCAGTTTTTCTCCACAATTCTCTTTATGAAAATGGGGAATAATATCATAATGTATCTTTAATACACAAATATAGGGACCTAACTCATCTGCTACTTTTAATAATTCATCTACACTTTCGGTATCCGCAGCTAAACATATTTTAGTTCCCTTTTCTTGTATTACTTTCTCAATAATTTTAGTATTCATTTACTAATCATTTATTAAAATCGATTTTAAGTATGTTAAAATAAAAAAAAATAAATAATAATATTAGAAACTATGAATGTATCATATGGTGACAAATGTAAGCGCGACGCAGACTGCGCATCAAACGTATGCGAAACTGTATATGACCAAAATAATAGACCCAAGGGTCGATTTTGTCTAGACACAGGAAGTAAAATGGGTAGGAAGTGTGAAATTAATGCTGACTGCGAATCTGGTGTGTGTAAGACAATATTTGATAACGAAGGTCACGTTATAGAAACCAGATGCACCGCATCAGGTAAAATAGAACCCGATACAAGTTATGTGTTTAAAGATGCCGATACTTCCAAATATGGAATTATTAATTCTACTTATCGTGATAAATTATTCAAGGGGGCCAAAGCAGGACCACTGGCTAAGTTCATAGCATATATGGTCGAAGCAATTGTATCACTAATAAAAGGCATTTTAATGCTGTTGTATGCTATATGGAAGTTAATATTTCAATTGGTAGCAAGCATTTTTTTAAGCAAACTGAAAGGCGATTTAATATTTGGTCAAATGTCTAGAAAATATACAGATAGTAATGGAAAATGTTCAGGAAAATTAGCTACCCTTTGGTTACCAAGAGCAGTTATAACCGTGCTATTGCCTCCTTTTGGAGTTTTCTTAGCTAGAGGTTTTAATGGATTAAAGTATATTATATTGTGTAGTTTATTTACTTGTATGTTCTACTTTCCTGGATTAATCTACGCTTTTATTGTAATTCAAAATTCTAAAAATGTTGAAAGCGAAAGAAGATACTTAGCATTAAAACGTGGTAAGGGCGTTGTTCCAATGAAAGAAGAAGATGACCCCGTTCAAACTTTCATGAAGACATAAAATAAAAATGTTAATAAATATTAAATGACGCAGTGTGAGGTAACAAACTTTGATAACCAAAATCAAATGGATAAAATGATGAATGGAGGCATTTTATATGGAACTATTTGTTTTCCAAGTAATATGCCAAAATACATCTTCTTAGTTGTATTTCCACCAATGTATTTCATTATTGACCAATATGAAAAGGGATTTCCCAGAATAGATAAAATTATTATTAGTTTCATTTTAACAGCATTCTTTTACTTCCCTGGTCTTATTTATGGGTTGAATGATATTGAATGTGGCGAGGGACAATGTGGTTCTTCTGTATAAGTGTAGATTTAATTGGAAGATGTATTTAAAATTGAATTTGTGTTTTTATTTCCATAATTCAACAAAATCGTTTAAAAGTATGGCATTTGAATTGTTCACTATTTTTATGACCTTGTTTGCCTTCTATTTGATACAAGTGTTACCTCATAATAAAGTAGCATATGTAGGATACTTGTATAGTGCGTGCTTCGTATTGATGTTTTATGATATTTTAGTTAATAG